TTACAGGACGCGAGTTGGACTTTTTGGTCGAATATGCAATCAATAATCTACTGATGCAGGGGGCACTTCCGTTCCTGAATGAGGGTAGTGAAACTACGGAGGCATTGGTAATGCCGGAGGTTAGTACCGAGCAATGAAGCATTTGTACATTCCCGATGTACAAGCAAAGCCCGGACATGACTTTACATACCTAACACATATTGGACAGTACATCTGTGATAAACAACCTGATGTGGTTATCTGCGGGGGTGACTTTGCGGATATGCCTAGCCTCAGCAGCTATGACATCGGTAAAAAGGCGTTTGAAGGTCGCCGGTATCGAACTGACATTCAAGCAGCGCATCAAGCTATGGAAGCACTGTTGGGTCCAATCGCTGCCCATAACGCAGCGGCTTCTCGGAACCATAAGGCACGATACAAGCCTCGTATGGTGCTTACCCTCGGGAACCACGAAGACCGAATCAACAGGGCCGTAAACAATGATGCGAAACTTGACGGTACAATCGGTATTGAAGACCTTCGTTATGCTGAGTATGGCTGGGAGGTATATCCTTTCTTGGATGTGGTTGTTGTTGACGGGATTGCTTATAGCCATTATTTCACCACTGGTCTTATGGGTCGTCCTTGTACCACTGCTAGTGCTCAACTTACTAAGAAGCATATGTCGTGCATTGCAGGTCACCAACAGGGACTACAAATTGCAACGGCGCACAAAGCAGATGGAGTGCGGCTAACCAGCATCATTGCAGGCAGTTGTTATGAACACGATGAGGATTATATGTCGTCACAGGGTAATCACCACTGGCGCGGTATCCTCGTGTTGCATGACGTAAGTCCTGACGGTGAATTCGACCTTATGCCCGTCTCGTTGAAGTATCTGCGCCAGAAGTATGCCTAAACCCGGTGAATGGGTAAAAGTGGTGTGGAACGATACGTTCCCACCGCTTAACTTATGGAATTATCCAAATAAAGGAATTATGGACCGCGAGTATATCGAAGCTCCTAACGTTGGGATTAAGAGTACGTTTACTGTAAATGATATTCAATATGGTGGAGACCACTACAAGAACAAAGCAATCCAACCTTGGGACTATATCAGTTCCAACAACATGGGCTTCCTTGAAGGTTGTATCATCAAGTATGTGAGTCGCTATCAGGACAAGAACGGTATTGAGGACTTACACAAAGCACGACATTTCTTGGAGAAATTGATTGAGGTACGAACTGGTACGTAATTACTGTAACTGTCATCCAGAAACCTGTTGCTGCGATCCGTATAAGGTACTCGACCCAGCTAAGCAGGTTTTGTGTACTGTCTATACCAAAGAGCGTGGTGAACAACTTGTGAAGACCCTGAACAATGAAAACAGCCGATATTGAAGTAACTCTGATTGACCATAGTGGCTCCGACCTCAGTGTTGTAAATGCGGCTCGTGTTAGTTTTGATAAGGAAAGTACGTGGGCCAGTGAAGAACCTTTCCCAACAATTACCGGATGGACTGAGCCCGTTAAGGTTTTGAGAGAGTGTGATAAAAGGCTCATCAACTACCTAGCCAAGCATAAGCACACCAGCCCCTTCAACCACGCTTTCCTGAGCTTTAGAGTTACAGCACCACTGTTTGTTGCAGCCCAGTTGAAGAAGCATAAGTTCCTTCCTTGGAACGAAGTAAGCCGTCGATATGTGGATGACAACTTTGAGTTCTATGTTCCGAAAGATTGGCGACTACAGGCTGAAAACGTGAAGCAGGGCAGTTCAGATGAGACCATATGGAGCATTCCAAATTCTAAGTATTATTCATTCTCTACACCAATTCGTGACCTAGTGACTGAGCAAGCCCAACGTGCTCTTGATCTGTATTACGATCTTGTTGAGAAGAATAATGTGGCCCCTGAAATGGCACGCATGGTCCTGCCACAGAACATGATGACCAGTTGGATTTGGAGTGGTACGCTTGGTGCGTTTGCAGATATGTTACGCCTCCGTCTTGATCCACATGCTCAGTATGAAAGTCGTATCGTCGCACAACTAATCCACAAGGAAGTAGAGAAACTCTTCCCTGTCTCTATTAAGGCACTGTTAGATGCATCTGCGTGAATATCAAAATAAAGCCATGTCGTTTCGCCTACCATCCGCTGACGATCAGTACGCTCTGTATGGTCTCAGTGGTGAGGTGGGTGAACTGCATAGTAAGATTGCCAAGGCTATTCGTGATGACACCATCATCCCTGATGTAGATATCTTCAAGGAGTTGGGTGATATTCTTTGGTTTGTGGCAGCCATTGCTGCTGACTATGATGTGACGTTGGAGCATATCGCAGCACTGAATATTCAGAAGCTGGCAAGTCGATCTGAGCGTGGTAAGCTACAAGGCAGTGGTGATGAACGTTGATGTAACAATCGAGGAACTCAAGGAGCGAATCACAGAGCGTATGGATGCTGAGGAACTCCTTGACACCCTTGAGATTGGTATTGAAGAATTGGTAGAAGCTTTCCCGGATAAGATTGAGGATAATTATGAGCAACTCGTACAAGAGCTTTTCGACGAATTTGGAGAAGATGAAGAAGCGTAAGGATCGACAAGAGCATGTCGATTGGAGGGCTCGTGTTGAAAAGCTTGAGCGGGAAGAGTGGTTGAAGGAACGAAAGCTGCGGGAGTACCTGCGGGACAAAGGAGAGGTAGAGTAATTGGAACGACAATATTTTAAAACTAGCTTTGCAGAGAATATCTTCCGTAATAAATACAGCCAAGGTGTTTCAGACCATTGGGGTGCCCTTGCTGAACGACTTGTTGAGGATGTGTGTGGTACTCGTTGGGGTACTCTTAATGCCCTAATGTCAGAAGAGGATAGGAAGAAACTTGTTGAATACATCAAAGACTTCAAATGGATTCCGGGCGGCCGATACCTTTACTACGCAGGACGTGAATTCAAAGCCTACAACAACTGTTACCTGCTGCGGGCAGAAGAGGACACGCGTGAAGAGTGGGCTAATGTGGTGTGGCGAGCTATGTCTTGCCTTACTACTGGCGGGGGTATTGGAATCGACTATTCTATTCTACGCCCTAAAGGCCGGGTACTTCGACGAACCGGAGGCAAAGCAAGCGGTCCCATCCCTCTTATGCAAGCGGTCAACGAAGTCGGACGTAATGTTATGCAGGGAGGTTCTCGCCGTTCCGCCATCTACGCAAGCCTCAACTGGCAGCATGAGGATATTCCCGACTTCCTAAAGTCTAAGGATTGGTCCTCAATGCCAATTGGTAACAGTGGCCTGACGATTGCCGACGCTAAGATGGCAGACTTCAACTTCCCAGCACCTCTGGATATGACCAACATCAGTGTTAACTATGATGATGCTTGGTTGAATCTGGAGAATCGACACCTGAATCCTACGTTCATTCAGAACTGCCGACAGGCTATGATGACGGGTGAGCCGGGCTTCTCGTTTAACTTTGGGGATAAGCAAGATGAAACGCTTCGCAATGCCTGCACTGAGGTTACTAGTGCTGACGACAGTGATGTTTGCAATCTTGGTAGTATTAACATGGGTAATATTGACGACATTGACGAGTTCGCTGATGTGGTTCGACTTGCTTCTAAGTTTCTTGTATGCGGTACTCTGCGAGCTGACCTTCCGTATGAAAAGGTAAAGAAGGTCCGAGAAAAGAATCGACGACTTGGGCTTGGACTTATGGGTATCCACGAATGGCTGCTCAAGCGAGGAAGTAAGTACGAGGTAACACCTGAACTTCATAAATGGTTAGCTATCTATCGTGACGAATCTAAATCATCCGCTGATGAGCATTGTGAGAGACTTTATATCTCTAAACCTGCGGGTTATCGCGCCATTGCCCCCACAGGAACGATTGGCATCCTTGCAGGCACTACGACTGGCATTGAGCCTCTCTTTGCAGTTGCTTACAAGCGACGATACCTTACAGACGGAACAGTCTGGAAATACGAGTACGTCGTTGATTCTACCGCAGACCGACTTATCAAAGAGTACGGACTAAATCCAGATGAAATCGACACTGCCTACAAACTCAGCCATGACTTTGAACGACGTATCAAGTTCCAAGCGGACATTCAAGATTACGTTGATATGTCAATCTCAAGTACCATTAACCTCCCCCAATGGGGTAGTGAAGGAAACTCTGAGAAAGATGTTACCAGCTTCGCTGAGGTACTTAGTCGCTACGCACCGCGACTGCGGGGATTTACGTGTTATCCAGACGGCAGTCGAGGAGGTCAACCCCTGACGGAAGTGCCATACAGCGAAGCAATTGCTAACGTAGGTACGATCTTCGTCGAGAATGACATCTGTGACATCAGTGGGAAGGGAGGCACGTGTGGCAGCTAATGACTATACGATTGTATTTCATGTAGCAGTAGAGGCAGACAGTGAGCTTGAAGCGGAAGCAATTGCTCAAGACCTGAGTCGAGGTATCTATCGGTCCTCGGAGGATGTAGTAGATGTAATCACCAGTGCGATTATCAGCGATGGCTCTTAAATTTGGTACGATCTTTGGTGCTGGTATTGGCTTTGAAATCTTCACCACTCAGGAGTTCGAGGAAGCAGGAGTACCTGCTAAATGGGCCGTCATGGTCAATCTCTTGTTCTTCCGCTGTACGATAACTAAGCTGTAAAAAGAAAGGGGAGCCCAAGGCTCCCCGTTTTTATGCATGTAGAAACATATCAGCTTCAACGCCTCGGCGGGTAGTCAGTCCCGCCAACACCTTCCCACCTGCCCGGTTCCATTTCAGGAACTCCTTCCCCGCCTCCGCATACGACCCTTGGTTCAGAAGTTTGAGTAGGGTGCTCTTCGACAGATTCCCCACACCGAGATTGAAAGTGAAGTCCACCAGTGCATCGAACTGCTGTTGCGTAAGTGGCACACGCACAAGACGATTCACACCATCAATAGCTTCCTGCATGTCCTGCTTTAGAAACTCTTCGGCTTGCTCATGCGTGATCTTATCTCCCCTCTTGACACCTTTCGTGTGTCCATATCCAATCGTCCAAACGCCTACCGAGTCCTGATAGGCTTCCAGACGGAGACCCTCAAACCGCTGTGTGAGGGCATAGCTCCGATATAGCATTATCTTCCTTCCTTAATGTTTACCGCACCCTTAAAACCACTGAGGGCATTGCGCAGGCGCTGTTGTTTGGCTTGTGACAGGTGTCGATCTCGGGACCAAGTGGTGAACTCACTGACAAAAGCATCAGGGGACTGTCCGTACTTAGCCGCACGATTGATCAGCGTCTTGAGTTGGTTCTCCGTCAGTGTTCCATCCATTGCAGCCAGTTGGGCCTTGGATTGGATACTCTTAACGATGTTCTCATTAGCCTTTTCGATCTGACCGTTCGAATAATTCTTGGCAAGTTCCTTGGATTCACGGATATTACGGAAACCAAAGTTACGGAGTGCCATATCACCCTCACTACGGAACACCCTACCACGGCCCATGTTTGGACCCTCAGTGCTGTTCTGGTACAGGTTACTACCATCAGCCTGTTTTTCCGTGAACAGTTGGTTCTCGATGATACCCTGTGCCGACTGTGGTGCAAAAGCTTTAACCAACTGCTTCTGCCGGGTCGTGCTGGTTGGGTTCATGGCAAATCGACCTGTAGCCTCTGCCATATCCAACACAGCACTACCAAATGGCATCAGAGCCTTTGGAACACTGTCCGGGATTAGGTTAGCATTACTGAATCGAGTGGTCATATCCAACCCAAGGGTACTGAACACACCATGACTGATGATCTCTGGCATACCACTCTCCAGAACCACGCTTGTCAGGGTGTCAGGCTTACCCAACTTCTCACTGACCAGTTGGTACAGGGCATCAGCCTCTTGGAATCCAAAGAAGCCCATGACACCACCAAATGCCAACGAGGTAGCAAGGAATGCTGCCATAGGGGTGTACCCTTTAGCACCTTGACCAGACATAATACCCTCACGAGCATAGAACGCTACCTGACTTGCTTGGTTATGCTTGTACCGGGTAAGGGTACTTGCAATGTCACCCAACCAACCCAACTTGGCATAGCCCATCGGACGTTCAATCGGATGGTAATTAACCATCGTCATGTTGGTCATGTTCTCCGCAGCACCAAAGATATCCTTTGCAGGAATACCAGCATCTTTGAGTAGGTGGCTGTAGAACAGGAACGACGTACCACGGGTCAGACGCTCTGGAATCTCGATATTCATGTCTGCAATCTTGTGGTAGGTTTCCCAAGCCTTGGACTGGTTAATGTCCTTGGTGTGGTCTGCCATCTTCACATCCATGATACCCATATCCCGAGCATACTTGATTGCCTGTTGCTCGAACGGTGAGTACTGTACCTTTTGACCGAAGCTCTCCATGATCATGTTCAGGTGGGTCTGAGCCGCCTTAACCTGTGCCTCACGAGCACTGAATTCCAGACCACGATTCTTCAGCAGAGTAATCATTGCCGGATGTACCTGCAACGGTTGCATAAGCTGCGTAATCGAGAATGGGATGTTCAGGAGACCCATGAACTTCTGCATGGTAAAGTGTTTCACATGGTTGGTAGCACGGAAGAGATTACCGTGACCTACACCCGTCAGTTCACCAATCTTGGAGGCAGTCCAGTTAGCAGCATCGGCCACTGAACCCTGATTACGACCTAATGCATGATCCTTATAGGCTTCTGCCCACTTAGCTGCATTAGGAGTCTGCTTCATCACTTCCTCATTACCCAACAGCGGCTTAAGGTCGTTGATTGCCTTCTCCATCGCAATCCAAGAGTATCCCTGCTCAAAGTACGCGATCTGTGCCTTCATGCCCTCTTCGGCATTCTTCTCAACAGTCTCCCACGGCTTGTTACCTTCACTACCCACAATACCGCCAGCTTCCTTGACCTTAGCCTTAGCGTGGCGAGTAGCATTCAGATACCCAATGGCATCCTTCTGCATGTACGCCTGATAGCTTTCCATCAAGGCACCAGCATCACTGTCGGTCTTGGTGATGAAGTTCAGAGCTTCCATCAGACCGCTGAAACGGTCAGCAGGACGCTTACCTTTACCAAGGGTGTTATACTCCCGCTTACCCATCTGCCACTCAGGATGACGCTCGTTAATGAACTTACTGATGTTGTCCAGTTCCCAACGGGTGCTGCCTGCGATGCGTCCTACGATCTTACCCTCGGCATTGAACACGAACCGGGAGAAGTCACCCATAAACCTACCAGCAATGTGTGCTACACGACGATTCATAGGTTGCAGACCTACTGCCTTACGAGCCTCGTTGATCTGATCGAAGAAGTGATCATCGACCTGACGTTGCTTTTGGTAGTAGGCAACCTGCTTCTCAGTCAGACCACGTTGGCGTAGTTCCTGAGCACTCAGCACACGATCACCTTCGTGCATCATCTTGATGGCCCAGACTTCACCCTTCTCACGTGGTGTCAGTTCCCGCATACGTGGGACCAACCCCGTTTCAGGATCAGTGAGGTTTTCCTTGACCATACGTGCAGCCTCTTGGGTAGCACGGGTGATGCGCTCATAGGTGTATTTAACCACCGGGTTACGAGTCTTGAGGCTCTCAAACAGACCACCAGCTTGCAGCCAGTGACTCATCTTCTCCAAGACCGTGTTTGGGATGTCGTCAGCAGCTTTCGCCATTTCGACAATCTCAGCCATCGGCTTGTCGTAGAACGTAAAGTCAGAGATCGGGCCTTCGAGGCCCGGTACCTTTAAACGCTGTACATCCTCGAAGTTCTTGGTGTTAACAGGTTCAGGACGCTTCCCTTTGGTGGCCATCAGGTCAGCAAGTTTGCTGGGCATCCCTGCATCTTTAAATTGTTGTAGGGGTCGATCAGCTGAGCTTGCTTCGGCAATTTGCTTACCAAGGTCCAGAGTGTGTTCCAGAGCGTCCGTGATGTGGTTACGCACCGAAGCACTCAAGCCAAGAATGCTCTTGACGTTATCCACAAACCTACGCCATGCACTGCGCTGAGACAGGCGATGTTCCTTGAGAAACGACTGGAATTCCGGGTTCGAGAAAGCCTCTGCCAGAAATTCCTTGGCATTAACGATCTGTGGGAACTCCTTACTCATGCCCATGTCACCAAGCTTGACATACAGGTCTTTGATACCCAGTACTCGCAAGTCGTTAGGACGGGTATTGATGAAGTCCGAAGTGATTGCGTGTACCAGTTCATGCAGGACCGTATGTGGACTTACAGCACCCACCTTCGAGAAACCTACCGTGCGGGTAGTCGGATCGTAGTAGCCTGTAGCGTGACGGTCTCCTAACGTTAGGATACCCTCATCATGCAGCTTGATCTTGATACCCTCCAACTTACCTTTGAGGTAGTCAGCAAGGTTACGGTATGCAACATTCTCATGGTTCTTAGCAATGATATCCAGAACTGTGTGTACATCACCCTTACGGAGTGCGTCCACAAGAGAGGTAGTAGCTTCATGTCCCATGAGGGATTTATCACCAAGGGCTTCCTCAGCAAACTGATGATCACGTTTTGCACCCTCACGTGCTTCATATGCTGTACGGAATGCTTGACCAGCATCGGTGCGTGCTTGCCCATGTTGATCCAGCTTGGGGAGCTTTGCACCTGCCTGATGCGCCAAGTCGTACATAGCAGTGGCCACACCCTTACGTTGCATGTGTGGCTCTACCTCTACGTGAGGATTGTGTCTAACCCCACCGGCTTCTTCAACCTTGGCGAATGCCATGAAACCGACATCATTACCTTGTGCATCACGGGCAATGATAGCACCCTGTTGTGGATCACCATTCCATTCGTCGATCACTTCCATGTGAATCTGCTCACCCGATTTCAAAGTAGCAGTATTCTCTTGACTATGGAAGTCTACCAGATCACGACTATGTGGATCAGTGAAGAAGTTGCGAGCAGGAGTTGCCTCAATGCGTGAAGCAGACTCAGCAAAGTCCAGTTCCTTCTGTGCTTCCATCTTGTTGAAGTCAGTTTCCTTACGTGCTTTAGCCTCGGCCTCTGCTTTCTCAAATGCTGCCCGCTTAGACCGCAGTTCAGCATTGTGGGCATCTTGCTCGCTCTCCCACCACTCCCGCCAAGCACCTTCCTCATTGGGCAGAACCTCACCCCGTTCCCATCGAGCTACTTGATCTGCACGAGCCTCTTCGGAGGCCTTAGCCCTTGCAGTATCACGACTACCAATCTGACCCTTCTCATAGGTGTTGACACCCGGTGGGGTCTCCGGTGCAAAGTCAATGCCATTGCCCACATCATCCATCTGCAACTGACGACTTGCATCCTCGAACTGAACCTTAGACTGTGGACCAGAGGTATCCTCACGTTGTTTCAGACCTTCCAGAGTCAAGCCCGGATGATTCTGGCCAACGTCACCCACCGACAGTTCGTATGGGATCGTCTCGATATCCACCGGCTTGTCGAACAGACCCAACTGATTATCCGAAGAGATCGGATTAGTCGGGGTGTCATGTTCAGCAGACCAGAGTTGACCCTGCGGATTCTCAGGCGTACCTTGTACACCACGATCACGGGCAGGCGCATTGGGAGCGTCTTCCCATTTTGGCTCAACACGTGGAGCAATCTTCTCAGCAGACTCAGTGTTCAGCTTACGTCCACGGCTACCACGAACCATACCAGCAACTGCCAGAGGGTCGATGACATTCAGTGCCATTTCGTTGTAAGCTTTACCGATGGATTCCAGACCAAGAGCATTCTCGTCAGCAAACTTCTGACCAAGGGTAGCACCCGCCAGAGCCTGCATGGACGGACCGCCAGACTCAATGATTGCCTGCATACCTTGATTCAGCTTCTCCGTAGCTTTCTTGCCCATCGAGTTCTGCGACTCGTACTGGAGCTTGCCATTAATAGCTTTCTCAGTCTCATGCTTGATATGCATCGCTGCATCCGTATCCCCGGTAGCAAGGCCACCGAGATAGGTGAGACCACCACCAAGAGCAGCAGGAATACCTGACACAAAGTTAGAGGCAGCCTCACCCACAGGTCCAGTGATCTTCATGGCAGAGTGGAAAGCCTTATCCATAAGCTTACTCGCCTTACTCTCCTTTTCGGGAGCGTCTTCCCATTGCACCGTGTCGGGTGCGTCTTCCCATTTCAGATCACTCATTTAATTTCCTTATCGAAGTGGTGCTCGTTGTAGTTTACCGTTGGGGCCGACACGATACTGATACTTGTCAGGTTCGTAGGCACCCCACGCTTGTTTAGCCATGTTACCTACGTCAGCCGAAGGTGGTGGTGCAGAGGCTTGAGGATTCGTGATCTGCGAGGCGGTGTTAAGAGCATTCTGAGTCGGGGTTGCTTGATTCAGAACTGTTGGTGCAACAGCATTAGCACCAGCGGCACGCTCCGCCAGACGCTGTTTGGAGACTTTCTCCATCCACGCCTGCTCATCGGGAGTCCGCTCCGAATCTGGAATACTCGCCAAGTAATTGAATGCCTGATCCGAATTCATGTGCTTAACTGCCGAAGCCCGTGCCTTAGCGGCTGACTCTCGACTTGCTGCATTGATCTTAGCCGTATAGATTTGTGCTGCGGCATTCGTATCAGCAATCCGCTCGTGACTCTTGTTCTGAGAATCCTGTAGTGCCGACTTCTGCATATAATCAGAACTCGCCATCGACATCCCGGTGCCCAGCGCCTCCAGACTCTTCTGCACTTCGGCATCTGGCATCTTCATAACCCCTGCAATCAGTGGGGAGTTAGGATCACCGCCAAAAGCTTGCATAGCTTGTGACAAAACCTCTTTGTGATGGCTCGGTGGGTACTGCTTAAGTACCTGTGCGGCTTTGAGAGCGATCTCACCCTCCCGACCAAGAGCCTGCATCTTATCCACACCCACTTGATTACTAAGGCTACTCAATCTCTGAGCAATCTTAGCACCAGTAGTGGCAGCCTCTGTCTGGCCAGCACTGGCTTTAACTTGGGAGTCACCCACAATCCCCGGAAGCTGTGCCTGCTGTTCAGCAATCTGTCCCTGTCGGAACTGAGCATTCAAGGGATTCATAGTGGCAGTGTTTTGATTAGCAAGCTGCTTAGCCTTTAGATCTTCAGCCGCCATCTGCTTGTCAGCCACCATCTGCCGACCCATATTCAGGCTAGCAAGCGGCCCCATACCATTTTGAAACATCAAACTTAGATTATCCATATATTACCTCGTAGGAGCGGTTGCAGAAGAGAAGAGATTTCCCAGCGCACTGGACCCAAGTCCCAGCAGATTGTTCAGAGACGAACCACTGGTGGTGGCAGACCCAAGAGCACTAAAGATGCCATTCAGACTTTGATCATAATGGCCTCGGCTTGCTTGAGCCATCTGACCAAACACCGGACTGGTCATGATCTTACCTCGCTGCTCTGCCAACATACCTGCCAAATTCTGAGCACGAATACCATACTGACTGTTACGACCAGCAGCAGCATCCTGTGCATTCATCTTCTGTTCCATCAGAGTTGCTTCTGGAGTACCCGGTTGGTACATACCCATCATTTTGTCCATCAGACCTTGGTAGTAGTCTTTGTCAGCTTGGTTCATCACATAGCCTGCACCTGCTCCAAGAATATCCCCAATCCCACCGATGACATCACTCCAAGGAATGTTACCTGTGGGAGTAGTAGTGCCACCAGTAGTGGTCCCACCCGTGGTTCCAGTACCACCAGTTACAACTGGCAGAGGGAACGATGGAACTGGTAGAGTAGTTGGAGGGGTGTAATCACCGGCTGATGGATTTGTTGCGGGGGTGTCTGGCAATCCAATCGGAGGGATCACTAACGGAGGCAGAGAGACA